TCATCCGTTTGTCGTCTGTAACTTATTTCTGTTGGAAAGCCGGTTCGACGAGACGACATTCTTGAGTCTTCTAAGATTCGAGGCTATAGCGAAATTAAACAGTTTTTTGTTCTGCGCCATATTGACCGAGCGCCCAAAATCTATAATGACGAGACGTATACCACCACCGGGCTTTTTCTGGACCATGACGTTGCCCATATGTAAATCTCCATGGGCAATTCCAGCGTTGTGCATCTTTTGAACCAGACCGATAAGTTCATTTCCTGGGAAAGGGTTTGTCTTTGAGTACGTGCTAAGATCGACCGCATTCTTCAAATTTTCCATGACAATCGCACAGCCAGTCTTGATTCGGTCGTAATTTTTATTGTTCATCATAAACCAATTCTGGAACAGGTTCAAATTTACACTCCGTGGATTCGCCCGACGTGTATTTGCGATAAAACCAGGAACTTTGTTCGATCCAAACCCGTGATTCTTGAGTTTCTCCTTGAGAGCCGCGTTAGAGCTCGGCCATACCATACGATTCTTGACGTTCAGCATATTAGGCACGGCAAATTCAAACATATTATACACTTTAGGCCCTATGCCAGCATCGCTCATCTTTTTGGCAATCGCGTACTCATTCCTGATGGTATTCATAGTATTCATAGCGCCACGCCCTGAAAATATAATCTTGATAACCTTTCCACCCCCAATGTCAAACACGAGACCATCCATCGAACGTCTCGACCCAAGTCTGTGACCGAGTTTGATATTTTTTAGAGCTGTCGACAATAGCAATTTTATAAATACCGCATGCCTTATCCTGTTCGAGTTGGTTAAGTTGTTATAACCCATACAATCTAGTCAATCTTTTTATTAGGGCGGTAACAACAGCAGAACAAAGGACAAAGGACCGTGTAATAACCAAGTGTCGCACCTAGACCAGCCACAAAAGCCTCTGCGAAGATGGTCATCCTTATACTACATATCGAACATTTCCTCTATAGGTTTAAACTCTGGCTTTTCGAGATACCAAGCCCCCTTTGGGCCGCATCGTTTCTTGTCTAGCCGGACAAACTTGACATAATCCTGATGGAATTTACCGGGACTGGCAGCGACGAGCGATGTGCTACACGTCTTGTAAGGTGCATTGTAGTATAGGCACGTCTTGCACAATGCTGTCAGGGTCATTTGATATTCATGACAATCTAGTCTCTATCTAAATAGAGGTTGTAGACTCTTTTTCTAAAATGTGGCTTTTCGTTGGGCCAGTTCTTTTGGCTGGAATTGGTCAGGTGACGAAAAAGTACGCAGACCTGGTCGGTGGTGAATATGTTGTATTTGGAGAACCAGCATCGAAAAAGTCGTACGACGTCGTTTTCATATTTGCGCTCCCGATCGATCATCAACTGCAGATGATCAAGGATTACTATAAGAACATGGCGCCCAAAATGATCGTCATGACCGTTTGTGAGACTGATACGGTCCACCCGGACTATGGAAAGCTGCTCGATGTGTCCCGGACAATCTACTGCCCGAGCGAGTTTGCCCGGTCAGTCCTGGCGGCCCAGTTTCCACAAGGCTGCTTCAAGCTTTTGCACCACTGGACTCCGATTCCAAAGCTCGTCCATTCCCCGGACACAACTCGTCCATACATCTTTTACACAATCGGAAACATTATGGATCCGCGGAAGAATATCCGAGGCCTCATCGAAGCCTTCATCCGGTGTGGATTTCCAAATGCAAAACTGATTCTCAAGGCGAGCTGTCGCCAGCCGGTCGAATGGAAGTTTCCGAATGTCGAAATCATCAACGGACTTTTGCCCGATAATGAGCTGGAAAAGCTTCATGCCGACTGTCATTGTTACGTCAACTGTTCGCATTCCGAGGGGGTCGGAATGGGGGCGGTCGAGGCGGCTCTGTATGACAAGCCAATTATCATTTCTGATTACGGAGGTCTCAAGGAGTACGTCAAGACTCCGTATATTGTTCGATGCTCCAAGAGCCCGATCGGCTTTGACGATTTTCTGTTCACCAAGGATCTGGTTTGGGGTCAGCCGGACCTTAACCACCTAGTCGAACTGATGAAACATTGCTACGACCAAGGGATCACTTGCTGGGATCACTCGTTTACGCGAGACCTAGTAGGGAAGGTGCAGGGCCGTATGCTTGAACTAGCCACATCACCAGACCCAGAAACAGCGTAGCGTTTAACAGATAGCTACGGGTCGTCTCGAGATAGATGACGGTGTTGTCGACCAGGTCAATCTTGGTCGGCCTGGTGAGTATCCTAGGGACTAACACGGCGAGGACGGCATACGCAATCATAACATGAAAGATTTGCATTAGAATATTACAAGATTTTCATTTGGCGGAGTGCTTTTTGCAGAATTCCCCACAGACAGCCTTGAAGGTACACTTGGACCCGCTCATTGTCATAGCCTTGCAGATAGACTTGATAGCTGAGGAAATCTCGTTGTCCCTTGGTGGTTTCTTATCCACCTTGATCAGCTTGTGCCGCTTTTCATCAATCTCGAGCGCGCGCTCTTTGGACCGCAATGCCGAGTCGGCTAGCTTTTCCGGGTCGGGGCTCCCTTCCAGCTTCGCCATCTCGAAGATTCGAGTCCACTCAGCGCTGTACTTACCTTTGGGTGGTAGTTTTTGGACCGGCTCGCGCAGGGCTAGCACGGGGCGAGCGAAATCAACGCGCTGGCCGGCGCCGCGGAAGTTGCTCGCGTAAAGCTCAACCTCCTTGCGCGCCAGCTTGAGCATTTTTGAAATGGGTGATTACCAAGACCCCGCGCACGACCCGCCAATAAAAAATACACGCTTTTCATAAGAAGGTAATGTGCAAAACCCTCATCCGCCGAGGCGCCGCGTGTGTCAAGCTGGCCGGGCGCCGGCCCGAGGTGCGGCGCCTCGTGCGTAGCTCGGAACTCATCCGGCGACATGCAATCCGCGGAACCTTCTTGTCACTCGTACCTTCAGAAGTTACCGATGTAGTAGTCCATCATGCGCAAGTAGATATGGGTGAATTTGTCCGAGTCGCGACAGATTCCTTGTCGACCAGCGCGGTCGGCACAGCCCTCAGCATCACCCTGACTGCGATGAAATACTTGTAAAACGGAGGCGAAGCCTCCGGAGCCCTTCGGGCCTTATCTTGTAAAAAGTGTGACCGGCGCGCTCTCAAGCGACCTAAAGGCTCCCCCCTCTTCATAAATAGAAATGTATAAGAAGCTCACACACGTTGAGCATATCCTGAAACGACCGGACTCTTATGTAGGTTCGATCGTTCCAGAGGTTGAAAGTCATTGGGTCCTCCAGGAGGGCTCATTTGAACTCAAGCCTATCATAGTTAGCCCTGGCCTTCTCAAGATTTTCGATGAGATCCTGGTCAATGCTCTCGACCAAGCGACGACACACCCCAAGGATGTGAAAAAGATTCAGGTTACGATCGGTGACACGATCAGCATCGAAAACAATGGGCCGTCTATTGCGATCGAGCGTCACACCGAGACTGGCATCTGGGTTCCAGAGCTGATCTTTGGCCATCTTCTGACGAGCTCGAATTATGACGATACTCAAGAGCGGATTGTCGGAGGCCGGAACGGCTACGGCGCCAAGCTGACGAATGTGTTTAGCCGGAAGTTTGAGTTGGTCGTGATCAATGATGGTCAGATGTATACCCAGACCTGGGAGAACAACATGTCCGTCTGCCATCCACCGGTTATCAAGAAGAAGGCTGGCAAGGATATGGTCCGGATTACATTCCAGCCGGACTGGTCTCGTTTCGGAACCACCTTTGAAAAGATGAAGTTGGTCCTTGAGAAACGTGTGTACGATGCGGCCGCGTGGACAACCGCCAAGGTGAATGATCTCGAGGCGCAAAACTTTGAAAAGTATGTCCGGATGTATACCGATCTGCCGCTCGTCAAGTACAAGGATGACCGCTGGGAGGTTTACGTTGCGCCAGCCCCGGATGGCTTCCGGCAAGTTTCGTTTGTGAACGGTATCTGTACTACTCAGGGAGGAACACATATCGATCACATCACTGCGACAATCATCGCCGAGGTGAAGAAGTTGGTCAAGGATATTTCACCCCACCAGGTCAAGCAGTCACTTTGGCTATTTGTCAAGTGCACGGCTGTCAATCCCACCTTTTCGAGCCAAGCCAAGACGGAGATGACCAGCCGAAACATCAAGTCGGTTGTATTCCCGCTCAAGTTTATCAAAGACCTGATGGCTAACGGGCTCAAGGAGAGTCTGGAGTCGATTATCCAAGCAAAGGCTATCCGCGAGCTTAAGAAGAATGATGGGGTCAAGCGGGTTCGGTTGACGGGGATTCCCAAGCTGGACGATGCCAACTGGGCAGGAACTGCAAAATCCGATCAGTGCACTCTTATCCTGACCGAAGGAGATTCGGCCAAGACTCTGGCAGTGGCTGGTCTTTCCGTGATTGGGCGAGATCGGTTTGGTGTTTTTCCACTCCGAGGCAAGCTTACTAATGTGCGCGACGCGTCGACAGCCAAGGTGGGTGCAAACGAAGAACTTAACAATCTCAAAAAGATCCTTGGCCTTGCTCATGGCGTAAACTACACAGCCACTAAAACACTGCGATACGGCCGCGTCCTCATCATGACCGATGCAGATCTCGACGGATCTCATATCAAGGGCCTGGTTCTGAATATGTTCCAACACTTCTGGCCTTCGCTCGTCGGACTTGGATATGTCTGCGCAATGGTGACGCCGATTATCAAGGCGGGCTCAACCTGGTTCTTCACCGAGGAGGAGTTCAAGGCGGCTGGTCCGTTTTCGAATGTCAAGTACTACAAGGGACTTGGTACCTCGACGAGTGTCGAGGCCAAGGAGTATTTTCGGCAGATCGACCGCTTGACTGTTCAGTTTGAGCAGGATGAAAAGACAAAAAAGTCGATGACTTTGGCATTTGCCAAGGATCACGCCAACCACCGGAAGCAGTGGCTTCGAGGACATATGGAGAATAAACCACCGAATGTGCCGTACGGCAAGATTAACAAGCTTTCGGTGACGGATTTCATCTATCGGGACATGGCCAACTTTTCAGCCGCAGATATTCACCGGAGCATTCCTCACTTTGCGGATGGTCTGAAGCCGAGTCAGCGGAAGGTGATCTTTTCGTGTCTGAAGAAGAATCTGACGACCGATATGAAGGTGGCGCAGCTGGCGGGCTATGTCGCAGAGCAGACTCAGTATCACCACGGCGAGGCGAGTCTCCAGGGGACAATCGTAAACCTGGCACAGAACTTCATGGGCTCAAACAACCTGCACTTGCTCGAGCCGTCTGGTCAGTTTGGGACTCGGCTGATGGGAGGCAAGGATTCGGCCAGCGCCCGTTACATCTTCACACGCCTGGGCGCACAAACGAGCCGGCTGTTTGACCAGCGAGACAATGCGGTTCTCAAGTATGTGTTTGAGGATGGCGATCAGGTTGAGCCAGAGTTTTACATGCCAGTCTTGCCGATGATTCTGGTCAATGGGGCGGAGGGTATCGGCACGGGCTTCAGTTGTACAGTTCCTCCGTACAATCCTGTGGATATCAAGCGCAATATCCTGCGGATCCTTGAGCAGAAGTTGCCCTACAAGATGAAGCCCTGGTTTCGTGGGTTCAAGGGTGAGATTGTCGCCAAGAATGAGACAACCTGGACGATGAAAGGAGTCTGGAAGAAAGAGGATGATGCGATCCGGGTTACGGAGCTACCACCCGGGCTCTGGACGCAGGATTTCAAGGAGAAGCTCGAAAAGCTGGAGCTCAAGTACGAGAATCATTCTACCGAGACGGATGTCAACTTTTTGGTCTGGGGCGCCGATCCCAAAAAGCTAGGTCTCGAAAAGGCGACCCACACGAGTAATATGTACCTGATGACACACAAGGGTATCAAGAAATACGACACACCGGAGGAGATTCTGATGGACTATGTCGAGATGCGGATCCTGTTCTACAAGCTCCGGAAGAAGCACTTGGTTGCTGATCTCACTCAGCGGACAAGTATTCTCGAGGCCAAGGCTCGATTCGTCGATATGGTCTGTGACGAGAGTATCAAGGTCTTTAGGAAGAGTATGACTGAATTGACGGCCCAGATTGTTGCGAACAAGTTTCCAAAGCTAGACAACAAGTACGACTACCTACTCAGTATCAAGACGTACCAGTACACGACGGAGCACTCGGCCAAGATGAAGGGGGATGCAGCCAAGACGCGCGCAGAGTTGGAAGAGCTGAAGGGGAAGACTGTGGTGCAGCTGTGGCAGAATAATCTGAGTGAGTTGTAGAGATGCCCCTCGAACGAGGACGCGTCGGTACAGGGTCGGTCCTGGCACTGGATGCCGTCGGACCACAAGACACATTTCTTTTGAACGATAACATGGCTGATTCTAAATGGGATCCAACTTATACACAAACAACCAATTTCGCAATTACGCAGCGTTCCATCCCCCTGCCCAGTTCTTCTTGGATCGATCACGAGATTACAATAGAACTTTTCCCCAAAACGTCCGGTGATCTCATCAGCAATTTGCATCTCAAGTGTAGTCTGCCAGCGCTCCCCCCAGGTAATGTCTACACTGACCAGGTAGGCCGAGCCATCTTCCAGCAGGTTGATTTCATGATTGACGGTCAAGTTATTGAATCTTTGAACGACGACTGGTACATTCTTCGCGATCAGCTTTTTATGAATGCGGACGAAAAGAATGCAATGGTAAAGGCTGTTAATGGAGGTTACGCCGAAGGGACTCTTTCACAGCTGGCTCAGACACCCCAGGTTGATATGATCATCCCGCTCGACTTTTTCTTCTGCCGAAGACATTCTCGATACAAGAAGCAGCGAGAGCGTCTGGACCAGCCGTACTTTCCTATGTGTGCGATTTATAACCAGCGCGTCTACATCAAGATTAAGTTTCAGAAGTGGAACTGGTTTTCGAATTCTATTGCTGAGGTTCGATCAGGGGTCGTCAATCTGACATCACCGGTTGTCCTTGATAATTTGATGAAGACGACTCTGACTGTTAGCCCGGTCTCAAAATTTCTACCCGGTATGTATATTTCAGGATTGCCCATCTTTGGGAGCAGGCTTTTGATTAATACGGTAGATACCACAAACAACACAGTCACAGTTACTTCCACGGTATCAGTCTCGCCCGTCTTTTATCCATTGACGGTTGGGTTCCCACAGGTGAACAAGGCTTTGACGATTCCAAGTTCGACTATATTCGCCGGCACGACAAGTACATTCTCACTCAATGACACGACCGGTATATACACCGGAATGGTCATGTCCGGTGTGTCGGACTATTCGAAAAACATGTACTTTATCGGGAAAGTGTTTGTGACCAGCACGACAGTAAATACAGTAACAGTCGAGTACAGTTACCAGGAACCGCGTTTGAGCAATCGTAGCGGACCTATCACAACAAGTGCAAATGTGAATTCTAATGCAACCGCAAATACAACTCTTACTGTTCCGTTTACAAATCCGAATGTTCTGGCTGGAACGGCCGCTACTACATCACTTATATCGGGAACAATGTATGTTACCAGTTCTGACGCGAATTCTATTACATTTTCGATCAATTCCCAGTCAATACCTTTTATTCCAGCCGGTACTGTATTCAATGTCACCGCATTCATGCAAGTCCAGTTTATTGACGCAGACCAGAGATCATTCAATCAGAACTTCTCAGGGCCAATTCCTGCCGGTAATTCTTATACATTTATACCAACAGCTTCATTCAGTTCACGCATTCGTAATAAAATGACTGTGCGTGGTTTACCTGGTGTAACTGGAACAGCGACAGTTGAAGACGCAGAAATGATCATATCAAAAGTAGAGTCTACACTTGATTATAGACCGGCCGAACTCGTTTCGTCAAATTTAATAGTTAATGGATCGAACATAAACGCAAGTAATTTTGTATATTCTAATCTGGTCGTCGGAACATCCAACCTGACGATATGTTCTAATGTTAATGCAGTAATAAATGCCGTTATTGACGAATCAAATCTTATAGTTGATGGTTCTAATGTGGCAATATCGAATGTAGTTGTAAGCGGTTCGAATGTAGTTGTAAACGGTTCGAATGTCACGTCTTCTAAATTATTTATATCGTCTATTACTGATCTGAATTTTAGTCTGTCAAATGTCGTCGCGTCTAACGTGATAAGAGTCTCATTTCCAAGTCAGACACCGAATACAAGCTCGTGGAATTTTCCAGTCACGGTCGCTAACCAGACTGATTTTATAGAAACACCAGAGTTGATCATAGAGGAGATTCAGTTGACTGAGGAGGAGCGCCAGTACGTCCGAACAACACAACGGCGTATTATAGTGAACCGCGCCGTGAAAAAACCACCACTCTTTCTTGATCAGGGTACGAGTGGTCAGATTACGATCGGTATCGGGGCCAGTTTTCCAGTGACATTTATGGCTTGGTTTATTCGTCGGACAGATTTCGAGACGTCACCCCGTTACGTCGACTCGAGGTATTCATATGGCTACACGACAAAGTACATCAATGCAGCCACACCAATCACATTCTTCAACGGTGTCAAGCTCAATTATATAGACCTGATTAACAATGCCCAGATTACACTGAGCGGCAACGACATTTTGAACAATATTGCAGGTGGCCTCTATTTTACGATGAAACAGCCTTTTGACCACTCACTTTCAGTTCCGACAAAGAGTATCTACGTGTATGCCTTTGGTCTTAATCCAAAGGAGTACAATCAGGGGGGGTTTTTAGATTTTTCGCCTCTTAACGCAGCGACAACAACGCTTTCGCTTGAATTTAATCCGGACTATGCGAGCGAAATATCCAAGTCCTTTTCTTTGTACGTATTCTACTACGGATATACAATCATCGAAATTAAAGATGGATTTGGGCGTCTGGTTTTTGTTTAATAGGACTTTGCTTCACGAGGTATTCAATTATGCCGTTGGTGATGCACCACCGAATAAAATTCAGCTGTGCGACCGTCGTCGTCAGTTCCTCGCCGGTGGGGAGCTTGTATTGGATACGCTCTGTACGGCAGAAAGGATCGAACAACTTCTTAGAATAACCATCGAGAGAAGATTTGTACGCCACATGGACTGTAAAACTCTTTCCACTTGGCGTTGTATATGTAAGATTCTTGTTCTTGGAATAGTTTGTCACAAACCATTCCAAGTTTCGAAGTGAAACACCCTTTCTATGCTGAAGGATGTCTACCAGATGTTCTGCATTCGCATCTTCTGAGAAATAACGGTCGAGCGAATTGAGAAGCAGATCGGACTTGCTCATGTTATATTGTAATAGCGCGCAACTTTTAAATATCTATTCGCAGTCGTGCCGGTGTGGCTCGTTTCTGACAGGCTGCACAGTCTGCGGAGAATAACGTGCCCGGATGATCGTGGGCGGTTGCCGCAATCTGAACAGACGAAACCTGTCGCCTGATTGCCGGCTTTTGATCCTGATGGTGTTTGCAATAGCCAGACTCACCATGAGACTTCATCTTACATCTCTGCTTTTTGCAAGTCAAACCGAGACAAGTATTAGACGGAGCCACCTTGAGAGTCGACGTGTCGCGCAAGAGCTGCTTCATCGAGACGTCATACGTCTTGGATATGTGCTCCAGAACCTTATTCAGCCGTTCGGCAACTCTCTTCTCAACCTCCTCCTCAATGAGTTGGGCTATCTGAGCCTCCATTCCTTGTATATTGAGAGTACTTATCTTTTAAGAGCGTATATTTGGTCTGGAACAACTCGTCGTTGAAACCATCGCATCTCTGAGCCGAAAAGGCCAGATGACTCACGACAAACGACATGTCGATGTAGTGGATTCCGGCCGAACTCAGAAACTCTTCGTCATTGTGACCTGGAACCTTCTGGAACAGAGCCAAGTCTTGGCCGAGCACGGCGAAAAAGTTGATATTCATCATCTCGGGTGGATCGAGGACATAGTGATTCGCCTTTCGGGAGAAATCCAGAAAAGCCTCAAAGTTTGTAATGAAAAACTGGTGAAGATATTCACAGACGGTCGTGTTTGTCCAGAGAGCCGACAGAACATCATCCGTAAATTCCTTTGGATCCAGAAATCCATACATACGCTGGGCAAATGCACAGACTCGGTTGTTGATAATTGACGGGAATGCTAGAGGATAGTTGACCATCTGACGCTTACGCTCAATGAATGCATCAAACTGCTCGACGTCAATGAATGCAATGTCGTCGTCCGCCTTGACGATGACATCCATCGGGTCATACTTGTCAGGCGTGTAGTACTGGTAGTACTCATCCCAGTTCGCCTTATTCTCAGGACTAAACAGCTGAGCCTTTTCAGGAATGTTCTTCAAAAGCCACGGCTCGTCGACAATCTCATCCTTTGTATAATTCCAGATGTGAAACTCGTCAACCGAACCCCGATCGACCAGTTCCTTGACCCAGTAAAACAGGAGCTTCAGGTTACCTCGACGACCTGCGAATGTCGTGAAGATGACGCGACCCATTGATATAAAAGAGTCTCTGCTCTTTAATATAAGATGTACAGGATTCTGGATCGTCTGTACCTGAGCGATTTCGAAGACGCGATGAATGCCCCAGAAGGAATGTTTATTGTAAACTGCACGAAAAATTTGCCGATGGTTGGCAGAGGGATTCGTCTACCAGTCAATGATGATCTTTCACCTGCAGCTATGAGAGGTATGAGGGCATATCTGCCCAGGGTCATTTCAGCCATTGATAGTGTTCGTACCAGTGGCGGAAGTGTCCTCGTCCATTGTCGCGCAGGAATGCAACGTAGTCCGGCTGTTATTGCCGCCTACCTGATGCATACACAGGGTATGGGACGGGATGAGGCTATCCAGTTTATTCGCAACCGTAAACCCGATGCATTTTTAACAGGAGTCAATTTCAAGTCAGCCCTCTAGTTAGAGTTGCGCTTCAGCTGCTTGAAGACAGCCAGGGCTGCCAGAGCACCCAGAATCTGGGCCAGGGCATACTGAGGCAGATCACCCATTGGCAGATCACCCTTTGCGACCATGGCGATCGAGACGGCCGGGTTCAGGTGGCCGCCGGAGATACCACCGGTAATGGTGATGGCGGCCAGGAAGCCTGCCGCGATAAACATGGGGTTTCCTGTGAGCAGGATGGCAATCAGCAGGATGAAGGTGCCCAGGAACTCGGCAATCAGCTTGGAAGACATTTACCATTAGTAAACATTTAAAAGATGTACACCGAACATGACGACAAAGATACCAGCCAATTGACGGGCTGTTATAGCCTGACGAAGCAAAAGGTAGCTGAACAGGGCGACGAATAAAGGAGTCGACGATATAGTCGAACTGACAACCGGGGCACTATTTGAACTGAGAATTCTATAATAGAGAATATTGCCGATAAACGATGCAAAAACACCAGCCAAAAGAATCAACGACAATCGACGGTTGACATTTGAAAAATCTCCACTGATAGTCTTCCAATTGAAAGCGAGATATCCCAACAGGAACATCGTGTGTATGAGAGTTATACTAACAAACGCTGTCTCGGGTTTTACCGATCCGAGAGAGTGTTTTTGGGCGACGACAGTCAAGGCCCAGAGAGCAGCTACTGGAAGACCCTCCATATACTACTTGGGTTTAAAAAAATCCGAAATCTTTCTGACTGGTTTTTCAAAAATAACCTTGTCCGGATTGGGTCCGACCAGTGGTTCAAGTAGATCGCTGACCGGGTTCCTGAGTTGATTCTCAAAATAGTAGGTATAGTCGAGCTTGAGGTCTTTTTCGCGCGCCCATACTGGATCCTCGGCCCGTTCAAACATCTTGGCATTTTTGGGGCCCTGAACAATCACAAATGGGACTCGATCACCTTGTTGCGGCTCAGATCCCGGGGCTCGTTGACGCATCTTGTCGACGACCGCGACGTGTGGCAGAGATTTACTCTTGTAATCGCCACCGAGCTGCTTACTCATCATCAATTTCTCCATAGGAACATCACCACTCTTCAAAAGCTTTGCGGCCGCTCGGGCTCGTTCAATGGCTGGTAGAGGGTCGCTCGAGTCGAGGACGAGTCCGAGAATTTCTTTGCACACTTCTCGTACGTAAGGGCAATTATCTCGGCGCACGACCTGTAAGCCCTTGATATCAACTTTTTGAAACTTAACCTCATCATTTTCTTTGATCCACATTTTTGCGGCATACCTCTTCTTCGAGTACAAAAAGTAAGGGCAGTAAACCTTTTCGAGCTCCAAATTGTTTGGCGCCTTGAAGAGCCGCGTGCACTGCTCGGCCGCCTGCTCACCCTGCTCCCACGAGTACTCGAGAGCCTCCTGGCCTGTTCGCCCTTGGACATCAAACTCGACCATAACTGAGTCAGTATTCTTCACGATCATCTGGCCGATGCCGGCTTGGAATGTTCCAGCTTCAGTCTCTAGATCGTATACGTATCCATCCCACGTATCATGGAGTACCTCAATCTTCTTGACAGCCTCTGAATCTTTTCGAAATGAAGAACTGGTCCATGTCAGACGGAATATATTCGGTTTATCAGTTCTAGTATTGATCGATACATTGAACTTCATGTACCGAAGTAGCATGTAATACCATTGTGCAGTGATTTGGTTTTTTGTGTCTATGCGGTGACACCCACCCACTTCATTATCCTTGCGACATCCATCAGAAGCCCATAGGCCTTCTAGAAAGGAATCTGCTACTGGGCCAAAAACACAAAGTGGAACTTTTTTAGACTGCCCATCATAACATGCTTCTCTGTACTTGTTAACTAGGTCGATAACCGAACCACCCCGAGGTGACAGTTTGTACACACCCGAACTGGCAAGTGTTTCCATAATAACAAAAGAATACTCTGGGTGAATCTTAGCACAATAAGACTGGCATTTTTCAAGGAGTTTGCGATCTTTATTATTTATAGCCCATGTTGCTTTTCGACCCGAAGGACAGTCATAAATTCCACATGACCCATCTCCTACAAACATCCCAAAAATGAAAGCCTCCTCATCCGAACACACTCTATTGCTTTCAAGATATTCCGGGAAAGAGTGATAGAGCTTCTGACCAACTTGTACATCCTTTGGTTTCAGTAATGAACAATCTCGACTGTTCAAGAGTGAGTGATCTTCAGTGACATCCACCAACCCCGTATGAGTTAGAACTCGGTAAATTTTCTTCTGACATTTGTGACGGATAACGCGCTTAATAGGCTGCCATCGATCGTGTGTCCAGCTTTCAAAGCCTTCAAGATTGCACATTTCTTTGTTTGTTCCGTCCTTCATAAACCCAGGATATTCAACCCAATTCTGAGCGAGCGACTCGATAGTCCGGATGTTTAGGCCATCTGGTCCTCGCACTAAAACTGGGGTACCGGGCATTACAGAGTCGCCGTACCTCACATTTGCACCGGGGAAGTTGGCCTCGACGTAATTCTTCGTCTCTTCGATCATTTGACGACCACGCATGGTAACGGTCGAGGCGATTGCGACCAGAGGTAGAATTCCTTTGGAAGCACCAGTGAACCCATAGACTGAATTCATCGATATTTTGTACGCGAGCTGTTGGCCGTTGTACACATTCGCCAGATTCGTACCCTTGGTGGCTGCCATATTCTTCTTCGCCTTTTTGCGAAACTCCTTGAGCTCTGTAAGAATAGCCGGAAGGAGTGACGGGACATTCTGTGCGAATCGGTGCTGACCAAACTGCTCGTATTGAACACCGGGTAGATTATCATACGTCGGATCCATGACCATCGTCGAATAGCACAGATTATGTGCGCACATGATGCTCGGATACAAGCCTTCAAAGTCGAGCGCAGTGATTGGGCCGTAGTACGCGCCAGTCTGCGCTTCGAGAACAGTCGCCCCTTGGTATTGTTCTGTCGGAAGATTATCGTTTCGGAATGTCGGAATCATAAAGTTGAGCTCGCGGGCTTTTTGAGCCATCTGGCTAAACACCTTGATTTGTTGGCCACGCTCAGACAAAAACGAGAGCGGAACCCAGGTCGCCTTGGCCATCTCGAGCAAATTCTCAACCGTGCACAGCTTCTTCATGAGCTTGAGTGGAAGATCAGTATCCTTGATACAATAAGCAGCCACCTCACCGAGCTCGTCCGGATCTCCGTCGCGATATCGCCGAAAAATCTCCTTGACCGGCATGTCATTCTTCTGATCCTTGAGGAAATGCAACGAAACGTTGTTCAGAGAGTACGATTCGAGCTTGTGCTCGCGCTTGACATCCTGAAAGAGATCGAAAACATATCTTCCGACCATCGGAACCATCTTCAGATTGTTTGTACCGAGAGCATTCGAAGAGAGCTTCTTTTCGACGAGCCCGACCGATACATTCTTGAGCCGCGTCCAAAAGCAAGCCTCGACGGGCATATCTGGCAAGAGGCGGATCCGTCTCATGAGAAAGTCTAAATCAAATCCGAAAATATTATAGCCAGTAATGATGTCTGGATCAATACGTACAAGATACATGGCAAAAGCCTTGAGGAGTTCCTGTTCTGTTCGGAACCATTCGATATCGTCCGATCGAGTCTCCTTAAGGCAGAAACACTTGCGGTCGAGCACACCGGTCTTACCATAAACCTCGGTAGTAAGTCCAATCTGAAAGACGACATTCTCTGGATGATCCGGATCTGGAAATCCTCCATCGTGCGAATAAGCCTCGATATCAAAGGAGCAAATGCGCAGTGGTGCAATGTCGTCGCGGTCAACAGGGTGAATCGTCCGCCAGTCTGTACAAAAGAGATCAATGTCGCAGGTTGAAATATAATCAGCCTCACAAGCATCCCCACTGTCAAGCCAGCCAGTAGATTTAATACCGCTCCGATGCATAAATCTGAGAACAGGATCGATATTAGACTCGTACTTGTTCTTGTTGATTCGGCGCTCGTACTGCCGCATTTCGCCAAGGGTCTGAAATGAAATCTTGATGAAAATCTCACTCTTGTTGTTTGTGAATCCCCACAAATCCTTGGCCCGAACGGGAACTGCCGAGACGGCTCCATCCTTGACAAAGAAAGAACATGACCGAGATGATTTGACGAAAAAGTACGGCTGGACTCGCGTCGACAAGCATACAGACTTGCCATCTTCGGCACGGCCAAAAATACGGACCGTATATGATCCTTTGTAATCTTTACCGTCCCACGCCACAGCCTGGAAGACCACCATACTATTATATGGCTGCAATGTTTTAAACCATTTTGAGTTAGAGAATGAAACCCCTAACTGAACATGCTTGCGGTTTTATATTTTTCTTTCAAAGAGCACAAAGTCCTAATTAATAGTTATGATGCGTTATTTAGGCATCTCCGGTCGATCCAAAACCACCGTCGCCACGATGAGTTTCTGGAACATAAGGCACTTCGACCACATCGGCTGACGTGTAATTCTCCAGGATCAACTGTGCAATCCGATATCCCGGACGAATCATGAAAGCGCGCCGCAGATCCGTATTCACCAGAACCACCTTAATCTCACCCGTATAATCTGGATCCACAACTCCAGCCAGGACATCGATGCCGTGCTTCACGGCAAGACCGCTACGAGGAGCGATCCGACCATAGGTCCCACTGGGCAGCTCAACCGCCACCCCGGTAGTAACGACGACGCGGTGTCCGGGCATAATAATGAAACCATCCGTCGAGTAAAGATCATAGCCAGCAGCACCGGGAGTGCCGCGCGCAGGTAGAACAGCATTTGGAACCAGCCGCTTGACATTGAGAGTGGCCATTGTAATATATTAATGTTGATATTCTTTAAGTTACTATGGCAGTTGGTGTAATTATATTACTTGTAATTTTAGGAGGTGTTTTTGGTGGAATAGTGATTCCATTTATACCAGAATGTTTTAAGAAGCGCGGCGGGACGGATACTGAACGTCAAATATAATATACATATGTGTATCGGGTGTCATTCCCTTGTTACGGATCTCATATCGAAGTCGTGGATCGATGATTCCAAAGTAGGCTGTGTCGATGTTCATCTCGCCACCAAAGTGTGGGATGGTGATAGTCGCCCCGTGGACCGAATCATCGAAAGAAATCTTGGTCGTGAATATGAGATGATTTCCTTCGCGCTGGAAAAATTGATGATGCTTCACGTTGATAACTACGATGAGGTTACCAGGTATATCTCCTTGTTTCCGTGGTTGCTCACCCTTGCCGCTCACCAATATGTGTTCGCCAGTCTGGACCCCCTTTGAGATTGTAAACTGGATAATATCGGATTGATCGATCACCTGCTTGAAATTACAGGCTGGACACCCCTTTGACATGACACCGATGGCATCACACATCGGACATTGCTTCTGCATACCAAAAGGCCCCATCTGTATGACATTAAACCCTTGACCCTGGCAGTGCTGGCACTTTTGCTGACATGAATAGCACGGGTGATCCAGATTAATCTTCAGTTTCTTGGTGACACCCTTGAATGCATCGTCGAGTGTTATCGTGATGACGTGTTGAATGTCGTTGCACTTTTTAGGACCACTTGTTTGAACCTGGCCAAACATATTCTTGAAAAAGTCGCTCATGTCCGGCATTTGGCCACCACCCATCTGTGGCCCTTCTGCATTTCCAAACTGGTCGTAGTTGGCTTTTTTCTGCTCGTCCGAGAGAATCTCATAGGCGGCTGAAATCTCCTTAAACTTTTCCTGGTCGCCACCCTTGTCGGGGTGGTGCTTTACTGCGAGTTTTCGGTAGGCTTTTTTAATGTCTTCCGGAGACGCGGTTCTGTCCAGACCCAAGATACTGTACGGGTCCAT